AAAATTGGTTATAATAATAAGTGGGTAACTGAAATAGATTATGGTCTAAATATGTATATCCTTTGGACTTACTATTGGCCAAGAAAAAGATTCCAAACGCCAGAAGATTTCCAAAAATGGAAAACGAATAATATTGATCCAGAAACATTTGCAAAAGTAGGACAGGAAGTTTATCAAAAACTTAAACAGTTCAAGTTGATTTAATTCAATATCAATATATTTATTTAAAAAAGATTATGGAACTACAAAATATTTTAGACAATTATTTGGGTAAAAGAACACGTTATACCCAAAAACAAGTAGCAAATGGATTTAGTGAAGTTTGCGATTTAGATACAGGTGACTGTTATACTGTTAGAGAAAGAGACGGATTAATTGAGAGAGTTGACAATACAATGAGAACAAATAAAAAAATCCAAGTAGAAACATCTCACGGAATTAAACAATTATTAAATGGATAACATATGTCTATAGAAAAAAAAATTCTTCAAGAAATCAGACGCCATCACCAAATTAACAAATATGTGACGGAACAAGAAGTTGCACCTGATACAGCACCACCAATTCTAGATCCTAATGCCCCACCACCTGCAGATCCAATGGCGGGGGGTCAAACTCCACCACTCGGTGCTACAGACCCTATGCTCCCACAAGAGGCTCCACCACCTGAAGTTATTGATGTATCTCAAGATGACGAAGTTGAGAAAATAGGTTCTGAAGGTCAAACTGAGGAAACAGAATCAGGAACCGAGGAACTCGAGATTACGGATCTAGTAAATGCTCAAAAGGATATACAAAGTAAACAAGAAGAATACTTTGATAGGATGTTTAAACAATTAGACACACTTCAATCGAAAGTAGGTGAAATGGGTCAGTTAATCGATAAAATCAATTCCTTAGAAACAAAAGTTGAAAAATACAGACCCAAAACCGCTCAAGAAAAATTAGAATTGAGAAGTTTGGATTCAGGTCCATTCAATCAAAAGTTGACAGATTTTTTTGATGAAAAAGAGGAAGACCTTGAAAAGTCAGGAAAAAATGAGTATATTCTGACATCAGACGAAGTAGAAAACATTGTACCATCAGAAGTTAAAAAAAGTTTTGATATTACTCTACCTACACCTGATACAAATTTCAGATCCTATTATTGATTTTTTCACATTTTATCGTATATTAAAAGGGTTATTAAACCCTTTTTTTTTTATTCACTATTTTAAATTTCTAAAAACAACATGATGAGTTCATTAGACGCCGTTTTGGCACAGTACGAGAAAAACCACTCAGGTGATGGTTTATCTCAAGAGGAAAAAATGAAGAAATACTTCGCTTGTATCCTCCCACAAAATTCCTCAACAGGACAAAAAAGAGTACGAATTCTCCCTACCAAAGATGGTTCGTCCCCATTCAAAGAAGTTTACTACCATGAACTTCAAGTCGGTGGAAAATGGGTAAAACTGTATGACCCAGGTAAAAATGATAATGAGAGGTCTCCTTTGAACGAGCTCTACGAAGAGTTGAGGTCTACAGGAAAAGAGTCAGATAAAGAGTTGGCGAAACAATATAATTCAAGAAAGTTTTATATTGTAAAAGTCATCGATCGTGATGCTGAAGAAGAGGGTGTAAAGTTTTGGAGGTTCAAACACAACTACAAAAATGATGGGATTCTTGATAAGATCATTCCTATTTGGAGACAAAAGGGTGATATCACAGACTCCGAAAAAGGTCGAGATTTAATTATTGAGATGGCAAAACAAAAAACACCCAAAGGTGCGGAGTATACCGCAATCCAAACCATCATGCATGATGACCCTAGCCCACTACACACTGATCCAAAAATCAAAGAAGAGTGGATTAAGGATGAACTAACGTGGAATGATGTATACTCTAAAAAACCAGTCGAGTATCTTGAAGCAATTTCAAGAGGAGAAACACCACGTTGGGACTCTAATGCTAATAAGTACGTTTACGGAGATTCAACTGAATCACAAACAAGTATGGGTGGTGCGTCATCCTATGAAGATCCACAAATGAACGCTGATCCAGACGAAGATCTTCCTTTCTAAGATTAGAAAAAAATGAAAAAAGTATACATTGCTTCAGACCACGCAGGGGTAGATTTGAAAGAACTACTTGTGAAAAGATTACAGTCGGATGGTTTAGATGTTGAGGATCTAGGTCCTAACACCTATGATGCGGTCGACTACCCAGACTTCGCTCACAAAGTATCCAAGAAAATCTCAAATGAACCTGAGAATTTTGGAATACTCCTGTGTGGATCTGGTAATGGTGTATCAATTACATCCAACAAATGGGCAAATGTTAGAGCGGCAGTTTGTTGGAACTCTGAGACGGCATCTCTAGCAAGGTTACACAACAATGCAAACATATTGTGTATACCTGCTAGATTCGTCTCTGTAGAAGATGCTATCGATATTTTGGATTATTTTATGGAAACCAAATTCGAAGGTGGAAGACACGAAAGAAGAGTCAACAAAATTCACATACCAACACATTTAATTTAAGTTATGGCAATCAAGAAAAAAGATTTTACAGATATTAAGAAAAAGTTTTCCACATCCGCTAAATACAAGCCTCAAGAGTACTTTGATTTAGGCCGTGAATTTTTGGATGCCGTTGGCTTACCAGGCCCAGCGATTGGTCACATCAATATGTTACTCGGTCACTCTGACACGGGAAAAACCACCGCATTAATCAAAACAGCGATTGATGCTCAAAGGAGAAATATTCTACCCGTATTTATTATAACCGAACAGAAATGGGATTTTGGTCATGCAAAAATGATGGGTTTCGAATGTGAAGAAATTGTTGATGAGTCGACAGGTGAAATAGATTGGGAGGGGTTCTTTTTATTCAACAATAATTTTTTGTACATAGAACAAATCACAGATTATATCAATGAAATTTTGGATGCCCAGGAAAAAGGAGAAATTGATTATGATTTAGTTTTCCTTTGGGATAGTGTGGGATCGGTACCTTGTAAAATGACTTATGACGGTAAAGGTGGTAAACAACACAATGCATCTGTTCTATCTGATAAAATTGGTATGGGCATCAATCAAAGAATTTCTGGAACAAGAAAATCTGAATCAAAATTCCAAAACTCACTGGTAATTGTTGCCCAACCTTGGGTTGAGCTTCCTGATAATCCATTTGGACAACCCAAAATCAAGAGTAAAGGTGGTGAATCTATTTGGTTAAACTCATCGATCGTATTGTTGTTTGGGAATCAAAAGGGTGCTGGTACAACTAAAATTACGGCAACCAAGGACAAGAGAACTGTCAAATTTGCATCTCGTACCAAAATTTCAGTATTGAAAAACCACATTAATGGTTTGGGTTATGAGGATGGTAAAATCATTGTAACACCTCATGGGTTTATTTCGGGTAAAGATAGTACCGAAGAAAAAACTTCTGTTGAAAAATACAAAAAAGAATACGCCGATTATTGGAAAGAAATTCTCGGATTGGAAGGTGATTTTACATTGAAGGAAGAAACTGAGATAGATAATGAACAATAGTGAAAACATTATTAATTGATGGAGATAATTTATTCAATCTCGGATTCTTTGGTGTCAGAGACTTCTTTGTTGACGGAACACACATCGGTGGATTATACCATTTCATCGACGCCATTCGTAAACAATTGGACGAACACGATTACGACAAAGTTTTTGTCGTTTGGGATGACGAACATAACTCAAGTAGGCGACGAGAAATATACCCTTACTATAAGTTAAATCGTAGAGAAAGACTGAATGAGTTCCAAAGAGAATCATTCAATATTCAAAAAAACAAAGTCCAAAATTATCTAGAGGAGTTTTTTATAAGACAACTTAAAGTTCCTTACAATGAGGGTGATGATTTAATTTCCTACTATTGTCTACACGCAGAAAAAGAAACAATTACCATTTTTTCTTCAGATAAAGATTTACTTCAACTTTTAAATTCACGAATTAGTGTTTATTCTCCACTTCACAAAAAATATTTTTACGAAGGTGATAAAATAAAACTTGATGAAATAGAAGTTCCTCACGTTAACTTACTACTTGCTAAAATTTTATTAGGTGACAAATCTGATAATGTTTTTGGAATATTAAACTTCGGTGAAAAAACTTTGGTTAAATTTTTTCCAGAGGTATTGGAACATCCAACAACACTTGAACATATTCTAAGTAAAACAACAGAAATATATCAAACTAAAAAATTG